GCATTGACCCTAATATTTACGTCGCCTATATATCCTGCCATTATTCATTCACCGTCCTTATTTAAACTCTTTTTTTAAGCCTTTTATTATAATATCTTTGGCAAGCCCGCTAACATAAAATTCATCGTAAGTATCTTTTATAAAATGCTTTGGATGTCCATTAAATTTTCGAGACATATCATTTAGATCTGGAACAGCATTTTGGTCAATCCAAGCCGATAAAATTGTTGGATCAGAACTATAATCAATGGGAGTTCCGAATACACTATCATTTGGTGGAGTGATATTTGCAAAAGAAAAGTTGCCCGAAATTCTGTAATCCATATTTATATAGTTACCTCGTTGTTTGACAAAGTAGCCATTTTTACCATAAACTCTAGTCTCAGTTCCTTTTGCATCTTCAGCCCATATTCTGTTGCTACTCTTGCGTGGCGCTACTGTAACTTTATTGGAAAGCACCTGAATATTATCTTCGTCAGCCATACCACCATTTGTATCACGGCGTTTGTATACTACTGGGCTGTACGAGTATACATCTTCAACGACTTTATCGTGCATAATTTTTTTTGCCTTTTCTTGAAATTCGCCTTGCATTGTTTTCGACAAAGCGACCCCAACCTTTTCGGCTATTGCTTTGTTGATATTAGCAATTTGTTTTGCTTGTTCTTTTGACCAACTTTTTAATCTTGGCATAGTTTCACCTCACATTACAAACATAGAAAATATAATTTTAAATTGAAAAAAATAGGTAGGCTATTTTTTGTAACCTACCTCCTTTGATTTAACTCTTCGTTTATTTTGTCAACAACCTCGTTAATATTGTCAATGCCATATTTGTCTTTATAATATTGAAGTTCTTGGTTGGTCTTTTCAAGTACAACGTTGGCTGGAATATTATAAAGCTCCTTTATTTCGTCCTCACTCATGTCGATACGCTTTGGCAACATATTGATTTTATTCAGCATAGATTTACGCTCGAGTTCTTCTTCTATATATAAATCAAAGTGTTCTTTACAGCACGCTATGGATTTCCAAGAATTAATTCGATCGCAATAATCACAGGCATAATATTGTTTTGGTTGTCCATTGTTGCCCAAATTACATTTGCTATATTTGCAAATATGATTAGCTTTCATCCTTTTATCCTCAATAAAGTAAAGGGCTTGCTTGTTACAAGCCCGATACGTTATTTATTTGCATTTATTATTTTCTGCTTTTTCTTTATTGTAGGCTTTGCTTCATCACACATGATGTCGTCATACAATTTCTTCATGGTGCTTGATATTTCAAATTTACCATAAAGGTTAATAACACTGTTTATTTCCTCTTTCGCCTCTTCTTTTGATAACGACTTTTGGTCGTATTTAATCATCGGTTGAAGTGCAAGATAATGCCCCCAGCAACAAGCGACCTTGCGCCAACTATTTGATTCTTTGGTGCTATCGCAATAGCTACAGGCAGGGTAGTGCGTTCCACACAACCTACATTCATTAAGGTATTTGGTCTTAGGCAATTGCTCTACACCTTACCTTAATCCTCTGGATCCTGATATACAATGAACTCAAAGAGTTCGCCGTTTGCAGTACCCTGGCAAGTATCAACAAGTGTTGTGGCCTCAAAAGCCTGAATTGTCTGGTCACCGCCCATGTCAATATCAAACGTACCAGAGAACTGTGCTCTTGGAATGATGAACTGACACTTGTACTCGTTGTCACAAACGTCGGTAGCAAGACAATCTACTGCAACATAAAGTGTCTTACCAAATACGTCGGACTTATTGATAACCCTAGAACCTGTTGTCTTGAAATCATAGAAAACTACGATTGAAGTTCCAACTGAAATGTTTGTTGTATCAGTAGGAAGTGCGAGCGTCTTTGTAGCTGCTTCATACTTAAAGTGTGTGGCGTCAGCCTCACCAGTTGACTGTGTATAATGGATAGGCAGAAGCGCACCGTTTGGAGCCATAACTCTGAGGTCAATAATCTCCGCACCGACTGCGCCAAGAGCCGTAAACTTTGTCTTACAGGAAGTTGTGTCTTCAACCTTGATAACATCAGGGAATCTAATATTAACATCGCCAACCTCTTCATAAGAACCTGTCTGAGCCGCAAGCAGACCGCCTGAAATCAGTGCAGACTCACCACTTACAGTTGTGGACTTATTCTTCTTAATCTGCTTAAGAACTCTATCGCCCTTACCTGTGATATCTGTTGTATCCTCAGTATTTGCGATCTTAGCAGACTTAAGCTCGTCAAGCAGAAACTCACAAACGCCAGATACTCTGTCATAGCCATGTATCTTCTCAAGGGAAGTAATGGTAAAACCATTAATCTGAATAGCCATAGTTTTTCCTCCTTAAAAATAAAAAAGACTCAAGCCTTGCGGTTGAGCCTATCTCCACGATAACCAATTTAATTTATCTTCTGGAAGTTTATCAAGTTTAACTGTACCAAAACCTGAATAAGCCCCAGTGACCAACTTATCGTATTGGTCTTTCTTTATAACCTGTTTAACACAGGCATAAAAGTTGTAAATAGAAATATTGTTAATACTATCAAAGTCGTAAGGGAAACCTGGGTGACATACCAATGCAACAATTTCGCCGTCTAAGATGTCGTCGGACATTTGGAGCTGTTTGTTACGGCGTTTTGCTATTTCTGCTTTTTCACGTTCACGTTCAAGAATATATTCTTTTGCAGTATTGTTACCCGGCTTACGCTTATATTTTTTTACGTTGAATATTTCGCATAAAGCACTGGATATCTGCATATAAATAAATTCGTCAATAATTTGATTACCCTCGATATCCTTGATAGTTTTTAAGCCATTTTCATTGTCTATGTAACAAGAATTAAAATCTACACAGTCAAAAAGTTCATTTGAGTCGATAATTTGCAGTGTTGATAAAAGGTTAATTTTATCATCATCTGACATATCGCAGGTCATTAATACTTGAGGCTTCACGAATGCGGTATCGAACAATTTCAAGAAAAATTCGTAATCACTGATTTGAGTGAAGTCGATACCCATATCATCAAGTTCAATCATGTGTGCCGATGGAGTTGTCGTAAACATATTGACGAGTTCAGAAATGTTTTTCAATTTTCGATACTCGCCGAGAGTTGGAATTTTTATAGAAATCCAATCTCGTATTTTAAAAGTTTTAAGATCAAGCAGACTTTGATTTGCCATTACATAGCACACCTACTTTTTGACATATCTTCGGCTTTGAATTTTAAGATACGACATCTGTGTCTATCGCCCAAATCTTTTTCTACATTTGAGATTTCTACAAGCTTTTTCTTGCCGATACCCTTATAATCAATTAGAATTTCTTCAATTTGTTCCGCAATTAAGTCAGGACGTGCCCCACCAAATTCCGTAACCATTTGCTTTTGATGTGAAACAACATAGATTGTTATTATGATTTGCTTAAAAAACAGACTTGAAGTATAGACTTCGGGCACATCTATTTTAACGCAAATATAATTACGTTCCTCATCAATAGTTTCTGGCACTCGGATAAAATTAAAGAAATTGTGGTATATCAAATCTTCAGGATTAGATATATCTTTTTCATTGATAAGCTTTACGATTTTTTCATTATTCACAAACAATGATATTAATTGCTGTTTGTATTTTTTTATTTGTCCAGACGGTGTCATAAAATTGCCACCACCTTTACATAAAGTTCGGCAGAACAATTTTGAGCTGAGTTACATAGTTCAATTTTAATCTTTGAGCCAATGATACCCTCATTGTTGTCGGCTTTGATTTTTATTGTAGAACCCTCATTAACGATAGAAAAATATTTCTTATGTTCGTCAATAACGGCTACATTCCATATCGCTTCTTGCGATATTTCAGAACCATCCTTATCATAGAATACAGCATTAAAACTTTTATAGTACCCGCCTGCCTTAATAGTAGGAGAGCCGTCAAATTTAATTTCGCAGTTTATTCCAACCGACTTATCTTCGGCAGGCTTAAAGTAATCCGCAATCATCAATTCGTAGTTATCACGATCGTGCGATCGTTCGGACTTTTGTAGCGTTATAATATACACGCCATGCTCATGATTTTCATCATATATTCCGCTTACAACATTACGATTAATAAGTTTGTATGCCGTCGGATTGTCTTTTTCTATATCTAATAAAAAGCGCCTATCTAAACGAAGTTGACGTGTTTCATTGTCTAGGGGTAAATGCAAGGTTAAATTGCCGTCGGTTAAATTTAACGTATTACCCTCTTTGATACCGTCTGCGGTATTCGTTTCAGCATAGCACCATCGACTTATAATTTCGCCATCCTTGTTTTGCCAACGTAAATTAATGTTGCATTGGTGTATAACTCCTTTATAATAAACCGAAGATTCAATATCAACATCAGAGATTAACCAATGTGATTTTTCCCATTCAACAATTTGTCCATCATAGATAATGTCGTTTGGCAAAGCACAAATCGTTTTTACATGGTTATTGCTTCCTGATACTATTACCACATCTTTTTGTTCGCTGTCAATAAGAACACTTTTGCGTGAAGGACTGCGCCGTGATTTATAAATGATATTATTTTTGCAATGATTAATCATTCTCTCTTTTGGGGTTGTGCCATCAGATAAAGTCACCCTGTTGTACAAGTCAAATTTATTGATTGCTCTCACCCCCGTAGAATTTGTTCAATCAGGCTAATACATTTAAAGACTTCACTTTTGTAGACCTCATGCGAAATGTTAGGTTCTTTAAGAGACTCAAGTATACATATAATTGTAAGTATTCTCGCATCGTTGTGATATTCGTTCAGTAAATTTTCAAAGCCATGTAGCTCAAAAATTAAACTTGATATGTACGCTTCCGTTGTAGTATTTTGTTCTTCTTTCATCGGAAGAATTTTATATACCTTGGAGATTAAAGAATTCAAATAGTTAATATATAAATTATTATTTGCCATCTATTTTGTCCCCCAAATCACGGAATGAAAAAGTATAATTCTTTATCATGTTCTTTGCTTCATCAACCGCATACTCATGGGTAGAACGAATTTCTTTTAATAGGTTTGCAGGTGAATACTCTGAATAATCTTTAGTGTTTAGTCTGTTCTCGAGATTTTCACAGGAAAATAATTGAGGTCTTAACCATTCGGCAATCATTAACTGATGAATAATGTCAATCTCATCTGCATCAAGCGTGGCATTAAATTGACGCAATTCTTCATTTCGGTCGTCAAGATTTTTACGACATGATTTTCTAAATCTTGCACAAGCTCTGTCCATTATATCAGTAAGCCATTCGTCACGGTCTTCCTTTAAAATATTAAAAAACTTGTACTCTGTTACAATACCAACAAAGCTGTCGGTTATTTCACTATAAGGTGTAGCCAATATCATACACCTCCATTACTCTTCAATATCCAAGTTAAGTTCGCTTTTTAGTAATGCAATTGTTTTACGAGAATCTATCGTACCATCACTTATCATTTTGCTAGCCTTATTTGCTAAGATTTCTTTAAATCCATCTGGAACGCCTTTTAAGATCTCCAATATCTCAGAATCTGGCTTATTGAATAGGTCTTCATAATCGTCTATTGACGGAATACCATCATAGTAGGCATTTACTCGTAGGAACTTTTTAACTTCAGGGTCTTCAATTGCAATCCAATTCTTTTCAAAAAATGCTCGCTGAGAATTGCGCATAGTTACAAGTTCACCAAGTTCAATGTATTCTACATCTCCTTCGTGTTCCCACTCAATAGTGAAACCCATTTGTCTTGTGCTTATATAAATTAGCTTGCCACTAGTCATATTTGTGCATGCTACCATTGTATCAAGCGGTAATTGTTTGTGCTCTACCTTCTTACACTCAGAAGTAGAGGCTTTTTTAGTGGTTGCCCCCTTGGTTGTATTCGATGTAGCTACACCTTTAGATGTTGTACTTTTTGTTGTACTCATATTTATTCCTTTCATTCAAAAAATGCAGAGAGCATTGGACTCTCTGCATATTAATATTTTTATTATGACATTGAGTAAACGCCGAACTGATCCGCCATTACAATACCAACGCCGTAGCTCTCGCCATAGAAGAACTCCTGTGTAAGATCGGCATTATCGGCAGGATTGCCAAGAATAATTGTTGGCTCACCCTCAGTAACGACCTTAATAGGCTTATCGTCTGTTGCAATAACATAAAGCTTCTTGTCATCAAGCAGGAAATCAGTTGTACCTGGTTTATGTATCTGATTTACCTTAACGCAGTTTGTACCATTAAACTTACCGTAGTAACCAATGTTATACATATCAGACTTAGCCTCGTCAGATACTGTGTCTATCTTTATCTTTCTGAGCGCTGCCTTTGTACCGATGATTGTTGCAGACTTGCCAGTTGCTGCTTCTACATGGTTTACCATCTCAAGCAGACCATCTTCGCTATATGTACCAGCTACAGGGAAATAGGTTGAACCATTGCCAACATATGTACACCAAGCATTATAGATGTCGGCTCTCATCTGCTGTTTGTAAGATTCACTCACTCTGTCGATAAAAGTATTAAAGTCTACACGACCTGAAAGAACTCTATTGAGTTCCTCATAAATCTTAACAGCTTTAAGAGAAGTCTTAACTGTTACATGTTCACCACCATTAAGTCTCTGACGTCTGAGTGACTGAACACCGTTTGCAACTTCAGAAACAACAAAGAGTGCCTTTGATGGAACGTAGAAGTCATTCTCGTCACCGAGCTTCACGTTTCTATAGTCAACCATATTCATGAAGAACTCGTCACCCTGAATACCGTCAACTACGGTTCTCTGAATAACCTCCTCAACAATGGCAAACACGCCGTTGCATTTACCATCTCTTATATCTTTATATGAAATCTTTGTAGAACCATTGTTAGCGGCAACCAGTGCTTTTCTCAGTGTCTCCATTGAATCGCTCTGTGAAAACTCGCCAACAGGATTACCCTTGTACAGATTTACAGCAAGGGAAACAATTTTCTCGTTTGTATCCATTATAGTGTCTCCTTTCCCTATAATTACTTAACCTTGACAACGTAGTATGTATCAGGGTTTACAATCTCGACAGCAACTATCTTACCAATGGCACCTGTAGCAGTGTCAGTTGCAGTAAGCTTTGTTGAGCCTGCTGTCAGCTTGACGTACTTATCTTTAGCAACTGTACCGTCAAGTGCCTCCTTAGTTACGGAGAACTCATCGCCTGTCTCAAGAGCATATACCCTAATCAGCGAGTCAGCTTCATTTGTAAAATCCTCAAGATTGTGATGTCTCTGCTCGTCATACATAGTCTCTACAGAAGCCACCAGACCAATTGTTGCTCTTGTATCTGCCGCTGTAGGCGCAGTTACCTTGTATGTCTCTCTGTTTATAAGCTCGTCTGAAATAGATACAACATTTCCGTTGTCAATAGCAGCCGGATCGGAGCCGCTGTAAAACTTAGCTGAAATCAGCTTAGAACCATCTGTAGTACCTGACAGATTATCAGTTCTAACAATAGCATGTCTTGTTGCCATGTTTTATTACCTCTTTCCTTAATTATTTTCCATACTTATCGTATAATTCTTTGTACCAAGGCTCGTCCACAGACTCTGCTTGACCATTTAAACTAAATGTAACAGTCTTGCTTTCCTTAGTTGCTTTGGTTGACTTCTTGTTTTTCTTACCCAGAAGCATGTAACACTGTGCAGATATTTGTTCAGCAGTCATGCCGTCATGCTCGGATTTAAGAAGAGAAAACTCGTCAACGCCAGATAACTCATTCTCAAAATCATTAAATATTTCTGAAGCCGCTGTTTCAACCTTTTCTTTTTCAACAGTTTCTTTGTATTCATTCAGCTCGTCAACCTCTGACTTGAGCTTACTATTTTCTTCTTTAAGTGCGTCAAGTGCAGCCATTTCTTCTGCGGTGACCCAACTTCTGAATACCTCTACATAATTACTGTCAACTGTTACAACCCCAGTCTCGTCAATGGAATACGCAAAGCGTCCCATCTTTGAAGAAGAGCCATTACCACGTTCATATGAATAAATTGAAATATAAGCATAATTGTCATCGAAGTCTTCAAGCCAATAATCGACTGACTTAACGAGATTTTTATCTTCGTCATATTCACTGCTGTCTTTTGGAATTGCGTTTCTTATCATCTCTCGCTTCTGATTTACGGTTGCAAACATTGTAACGGGAACTTCGGTTTTAGAAGTCTTAAACTCATCATCAGGCTTAGCCTCGTCTTCGGCTCCTTTAGAATTAGCCTGCATTGTTTCAAGCTGAGATCTAAATGTTTCCTCGGTCATGTCATCTGTGATGTCAAAAGAAATATCGTCGATTTTCATTTTATATTCTTTGAGAATGTTTTCTATAAGTTCCTTATCCATCTGTTTCACATCTCCTTTCGTAAAATCTTCTTTATTATCCGCAAGGTCTTTATTTAATTCTTGCATCATAAAGGACAAATCTTTTTCGGATTCCACAGATTGTGAGAAGGTTTCAATTGTCGCCCTCGCATTTTTCATACCTGTATCAAAACCCTCATTCAACAGCGTTACTGCCGCATAGTTGAAATCTGTAATATCGTATACGTTATCTGTGGTGTTATAGGAATAAGCTAAAATATTCACTTCCATTGAGATTTTTATTTCATCATAACGATTGAGAATATCTTCACAATAATTGGAATATTTCTTCCATACATATCCGTCTGCATAAATATAGTTGATGCCATCCTCATTAACAACTTCAAAATTGTTTGTCTCTGGGATAACACCAACTGGCGTTTCGGTATATATAATTTTAGCCTCACCGTCGTGTACTTTGTCTTTTTCAATTTCAAAATTGTGTTCTCCAAATTGTGGATCACCATTTTCATCAAAGTACATATACGCAAGTATTGGTGAATTAGCTAAACTATCTTTTTTCTCCTCAAGATTTTCAATGGTAAATTTAGAATTGTTATAATTTATTCCATCGTGACAAATCCGCATACGCAGTTTGATAAACTTGTCCGATTTAAAATCTTTATCTATGGAGTAATTTATAGGCAAATTTTGTTTCTTCGTTTTGTTCACCCCCTCATACAAAAAGTGTTACTATAAACAATCTTTGTAAGCTCGTCTTTTGTAAAGGTAGAACTACAATTGTTTTCAAAAACAAAAATCTTGTTGTCAAAGGTCTGCAATAGCCTAAAGCCTTTAGCGACAAGTTTGTTTTTTATATCAATATCTTTTGTATATATAAACTTCATAAGCTTCACCTAGTATTCTTGATTGGAATTATGGTCTCGTGTGTTTTCCCCAGCGTCAGATAATTGCTCACCTTTTTCTTCCTGAGTTGGCGCACCAGCATCCCCACTAGATTGTGTATATGAAGTTTTAAGAGGTTCAAAGTTTTCCTTGATATGTAGTATATCGTCCTCAAGAAAATTCATATTTATCATATCAATTGGCGCAACGCCTAATGCTGCACACGCCATAGTTGTTGTTGGCAAGCTTGCTTGGGCGGCATTAAGATATGACTTGTATGTTTCCTGCTGATTATAATAGGTCACATCCAGAAATTGAATCTTAAATTTGTATCTGCCGTCTACCTGTTTAAGTAGTCGATTTATATTACGCCCAAACTGGTTCATTAGAGCGAAGACCATTTGTTCGTCTGACTTAATTGAAACCGAAAGTGTTGCGGAGGTTTGTTTATCACCGCCGAAGATCAATGAGCATACACCAGCATCATTCCAAAAAGTCTTAGTTGCATCACTAACATTGTCCGTATCAACGCTACCTGATTTCTGGAAATCATGGTCTTCAACATCCATAGGGGTCAAAAATGCACCAATGTTTTCAGGTAATACCTTTAACAAATTGTTATAATACATTAACGCATCTTCCTGCTCCATCTTATAATTACCGTCCTCCATTGGGATTTTTAATGATAAGATTTTGTAGTTTCCTATTTCAGTTCTAGCCTTTTGCAATCCTTTATAATCGTCAATATCAAAAATGCCCGCAAACACACCAATAAAAGGTGGCATTGGAAAATCAATATCTTCGTTTACTTTTAAACAGAATGTACGCTTGCTATTCAAACTTTGCCAGCGCATTGAGCGGTGCGTTTTA